TTTTCTCCCTGAACAAATACAAACCCGCACAACCTACCCGATGCCAACCGAACCGAAGAAGCCGCGCCGCCCGCGCGAAATGATTACCCTGCCCAGCGGGCATAAGGTAAGCCGCAGCCTGCATACCAGGCTGATCGCAGTCCGCGCCGACCTGGAGCGCCTGAACGATCGCGAACGCCTGAACCTACCCGATATCGCCGCGCGCCTGGGCGTTACCCGCGAAACCGCCGCGACCTGGGCCGAACTCCTGGGCATCGCGATCCATAACAGTTATAAGCGCCCGCGCGTTGATAAGACAACCTGGGCAAAGGTTCTCCCTACCCTGCGTAAATCTGGGATGACATACAAACAGATTGCCGCGAAGATCGGCGCGACCCCTATCAGCGTTTGCCGCTGGTTCTTAAACCAAGGCATCGTTACTAACGACCACTATCGCAACTGATATGCCTGAGTTCCCCGCGATCCCTAAGGTAGTTACCCGCCAGCATTACGCGCAGCATAAGAACGGCGCAGCCAAGTTCGCCTTATACGCGCTGATCGATTCCACCGATGTAAGCCTGGAAGCCAGCGGCGAAACCTTGGCTTCGTTCAAAGACAACCTGGCGGCCTGGACTAAGCACAATCATAAGGCCTTCCGTTACTCTATCGTTTCCTTCTGGCTGGTTCTTAATTTCCACGATTTTAAACCCTACTCCCCGCACAAGCCGCCGCGCTTCTAACCCTTTCCCTAACCCAAAACAAACAACCCGATGCCCATAACCAAAGAACAGATCGCCGCCCTTCCGACCGCAACCTGGACGCGCGAACAATACGATGCCCATAAGAACGCGCTTAACCAGAGTGGCTGCAAAGCCATTTTGCATAGCCCGCAGCACTATCAGGCCGAACTCACCAACCCGCGCAAGGATACCGCTGCCCTGCGCATCGGTCGGCTTACCCATATGGCGGCCCTGCAGCCGGATGATTTCGCCGCCCTGGTTATCTGCGAACCCGAAGATGCGCCGAAGCGCCCGACCGAAAAGCAGGCCACCGCGAAGAAGCCGAAGCCCGAACATATCGAAGCGCTGCAGTTCTGGCAGGCCTTCGACAGCCAGGCCGCCGGCAAGATCGTTGCCGATCGCGATGAATATCTGGAATCGCTGGCCTATGCTAACGCGCTTAAGGCCGAACTTTCCCATTGGCAGGTTAAGCCGATTGCGACCGAACTCTGCCTGACCGCCGACTACGGCGCTACGCCGCTTAAGTCTCAGATCGACCTGATCGGCGCGGACGGGTTTATCTACGATCTCAAAACCTATACCGGCTACGCTACCCCGCAGAACATCCTGCGCGAAGTCTATGCGCGCGGCTATCACCTGCAGGCCGCGTTCTATCAGTTGATTTACAAACTCGTTTTCGGTGAACGGCCCGCCGGCTTTCGCCTGGTATTCGTAGAGAAGGCCCAGCCTTACGCTACGGCTACTGTCGAACTGTCGCGCGAACTGATCGCGGAAGGCGGCGTTTTGCTGCAGCAGGCGATCGAAGCCTACAACGCGGCCCGCGAACTGAACCATTGGCCCGCCTACCCGAAGCAGATCGTTACCCTGCAGCCGCGCGCCCTGGGCGGCAGCCAGGCCGACAACGGCATTACCTTTGCTTAACCCTTAACCTCCCTAATCCTATGATCCCTGAATCTAATAAGCAGAAACTTATGCCCATCGCCCAGCCTGGGCGCTATACTGTCCGCGTCTGCAAACTGCGCGAAGATGATATCGGCGTTACCTCCAAGGGCGATGTTAAGATTCGCGTCCTCCTGGTTACGAATGACAGCCAGAAGATTAATGAACTGTTCTATGCTTCGACCGAAGGCGCTTTGAAGCGCGCCGCTGCGTTCGTCAACACGGCTACCGGCAAGCGCGGCGGCCTGCCTCCTAAGGATCGCGAAGGCTTCGCCGCCTTCATCGGTCAGGCCGAAGGCAAGGTTATCGCTATCGATGTTATCGAGGTTAACGAAGTCTGGAAGGACGGCAGCGAACATATCGTTAGGAAGGTTAGCCGCTTCGCTTCCCTTCAGGAAGGCCAGCCGCCCGCCTGGCAGCCGAAGCCCAAGGCCGCGCCGGCAGTCCAGCCCGATATCGGCTTCGCTGACGATTCTAACCCGCCGTTCTAAAGTGAATACCGAACTGCCTAAGACCGCCGACCGCATCAGGCCCGCCCTGATCCTGGTCTGCGGCTATGCCAGGGCCGGCAAAGATACCCTGGCTGCCGGGCTGCAGGCCGGCGCAATCAACGGCGCGGTTAAGGTTTCGTTCGCCGATCCTCTGAAGGTAGCAGCCGATCAGGCTATCCGCGACATCATCGGCCCTGGCTGGCAACTGCCTGGCTTCAACGATGAAGCCTTTAAGGTAAAGAACCGCGCGCTGCTGGTAGAACTTGGCAAGGCCTGCCGCGCAATCCATCAGGATTGTTTCGTTGAACTTGCCCTGCAACGGGCCGCCGATGATATCGCCGCAGGCCTTAGCGTAATCGTTACCGATGTTCGCTACTCTAACGAACTGCAGCGCTGCGCCGATTGGGCCGCCCTGCGCGGCGTTCCGCTTTATACCCTGCTGATCTATACGGACGGCATCGAAGCCGCGAACGAAGAAGAAGCGACTAACTTCGACCTGCTGCTGGTTCGGTCGGCTACCTCATCGATCGGATGGACTGACCGCAGCCGATGGAAGCCCGACAGCGCCGACCAGATCAACCGCCACGGGCGCGGCCTGGCTTCCCTTATGCTTATCTGATTGCCCGCTACCTCCAACCCTAACACAACCCCAGGCTGCCACAACCAGCCGCCCAATCTATCGACCTATGCCAGCCCAACCGCTGACCCTACCCTTTGACCCTGACGCTGAACGCAACCTGATCGCGTCCGTCCTGGTTGATTCCGATTCCACTAAGCCAAGCCTTAAGGCCTGCGCCGAACTAGGCCTATCGCCGGCCTGCTTCTACGAACCGAAACATCAACTGATCTGGAACGCTATCCAGGCTGTCGATAGCGGCGGCGCGATGCCTGACGAAATCACAGTATCGAACTACCTGCGCAACCAGGGAGTAATCGAACAGGCCGGCGGCATCGCCTACATCAACGAACTTACGGGCGCGCTATTCGCCCCTTCCCCTAACCTGCGCGCATCGGCTACGATCGTCAGCGAAGCGCATCAGGCCCGCCTGCTGATCGGCATCGCCCAGGGAACTATTCAGCGCGCTCAGTCAGGCGCGTTCAAGCCGAACGAACTTGCCGCGTCATTCGCCGCCCAGGCTAAGGCCGCGCTGCAGGCTTACGCGCCGAAGGAAGGGGAGCAGCGAATGGAACTGACCGAACTAGAAGCCTTCGACCGCAACAACGACCCTAACAACCTGATCGGCAAGCGCTGGCTTTGTAAGGGCGGAAGCCTGCTATTCTCAGGCCAGGCCGGCTGCGGCAAATCTACCCTGGTTACTACGATGGCAATCCGCTGGGCGCTTGGCTTCGACCTGTGGGGAATGAAACCCGTTAAGCCGCTGCGTATCCTGATCCTGCAATCGGAGAACGACCTAGGCGATTTAAGCGAACAATGGACGGACTGCTGCGCCGCGCTGAACCTGAGCGCCAGCGAACGCGCGCGCCTATCCGAACAAATCTTTATCTACCGCGAAGCCGTAAAGACCGGCGAAGCCTTCGGGCAGACCCTGGAAGAACTCATTACCAGGCATTCCTGCGATCTGGCCTTTGTCGATCCTCTCCTGGGGTTTGCCGGCGGCGATGTTTCTAAGCAGGATTTCTGTAGCCATTTCCTGCGCCATATCCTGCAGCCTTGCCTAATGCGAACGGGCTGCGCCCTTATCGCGGTTCACCATCAGAACAAACCGCCAAAGAAGAAAGAGGAACAGGGCAGCGTGACTTCGACCTACGACTTTACCGGGAGTTCGGAACTCGCCAATTGGTTTAGATCGACCGCGATCTTACGCCGCGAGGATAACGAACTACCCCATTTCATCCTGAAGTTAGGCAAGCGCGGCGCAAGGGCCGGCCTGCAGGATAGCCAGGGCCGCTTTACCGATAGCCTGCGCATCAGGCATTCCAAGGTTCGCGGGCAGATATGCTGGGAACGGAATAACGACCCC